ACCACTGCAAGGTGAGCTCGCCAGCCGCGGACGACGTGATGACCGCATCGGCTACTAGGTGATAGAGCCCAATTTTTACGGTGTCGTAGCTCTGCGGCTCGACCTGAATGGACTCGCCGGAGTTGACAACCTTCGCGCCCGCAAGCGTGAGCACTGTCGCAGCGTTTGCTGCAAGCATCTGCGGGCTGTTATTAAAATACCGGACGCAGGATTTCTGATAGGACTTGCTGTTTCCGCTACAAGACATTTTAAGTCTCCTTTCAAAATTATGAAAAACGGGGCAATCGCCCCGGATAGTTATATCAGGTTTGGTCCGTCCGTCAGCCGCCGCAGCCGCACGGATTGCAGGGCGGGTTCTGGTAGTACCTGCCCAGCTGGCCGAGGATGTACTGCGACTGCATATAGTCGTTGTTCGCGGCGCGGCTCTGTGCGAGTTCGTCGCGCAGGCGCTGGGTCTCCTGCTGCTGCAGGAGCGTTCTGGTCGCCTCGCCCTCGGCGTGGATAGCCGTCTTGATCTCGCAAGCGTTGATGCTGGCGTTGTAGTTAACTCCGTCGATCGCGCGGAGGATGTCGCAGCAGCACTTCTGCTGCGCAGAGATGCCGCGCTCCGTGACGGACTGCAAATCGCGCAGCTCGCCGAGGATGTTGTAGGCGTTGTCCTTGACGGCGCTTGTGACGTCGTACGCGCCCTGGCGCGTCGCAGCTACGCCCTCGTTGTTCTGGCGCTCCAGAGCCGCGAAGTCCGTCGCGCGCTGCACGTCGGCCTGCGTGGCCGGGGCGCTCTCGCCGCTGTTGCCGCCGAATCCTCTGCCCGCGAAGAGCAGGAAGAACAGCGCGATCAGGATCACGATACCCCATCCGCCGAAGCCATAGTCCTTATCCATTGTGTTCCCTCCTTTCGGGTTAGATTATTGATAGGCGCTTACGCGCGGTATCACTTGCTGATCTGGCCGACGAGCTCGCCGACCGTTTTGTCTTTGTTTGCCTCAAACCAGTCATTAAACCCAGGCTGGGAGGCGAGGAAGCTAAGCACCATCTGGGGACTCTGGCCTTTAAGCGTCGTCATTGCCGTCTGCATCAGGCCGTTCAGCAGTTTGTTTCCGCTGCCGCCGCCCATCAGTGCCATGATCGGATTTTGCATTGAGTTTTCCCTCCAGTTCCTCGATTTTTCCGGCCATGCTCTGTAGGCCGTCCGTGATCTGCTTCAGTTGCGCTTGCAGCTGGGTCGCTGCCTTTTCCTCTTCCGTCGGCTCCGGGAAGATCCGGAACCGCGCAATGGTCTTTGCCGCCATGCTGTCCGTGCGGATGTAGTAGAGCAGGTTCTCGGTTTCGTGCAGTGCAAGCGCGTTGTCGTTCGGCTGCATCTGCAAATTATTGATACTGGCCTCGCTGGCCACGGTCAGCACGCCGAGTTTCGGCGGCTGCTGCGGCATTTGCGGCACCTGCGCCCGCGGCATGGGCTGCATCTGCACCTGCTGCGCGCCGTCCATCTCCCAGCGCCCGGTGTATGGGTTGTACGCCATTCTGAGTCCCTCCTTTTGAGACCATTGTACCGGAGCGCAGATTTTTAAGGGTGGCGTGAGTGTGCGCGAGTGTGATTTTATGTGCAAAATAATTTGATTTTTTTAAAAATAATGCTTGACATATACGGTAATACCGTATATAATAAGACCATAGAGATAAACCAAATACAAATTACGGAGGGTTTAAAAATGGCTATGGTAATCAACAAAAACGGTACGGAAATCAACTTTGACGCGGCGGTCGCGCTGATGGATGACGACATCCGCGAGGATCTCAGCATGGAGATTGCGCCCTGCACCGACCAGAAATTCTTCAGCGCGTACGAATCCCGTCACGAGGGAAAGTACGGCGAAGAGTGGGAGCTCAGCAAAGAGAACCCCTGCTACTGATGCCGACGGAAGCGCAGAAGCGCACCCGCGACAAGTGGGATGCAGAAAACATGTCCGTGATCTCCTGCAAGCTCAAGCGGGAGATCGCGGAAAACTTTAAGACGGCAGCGAAGGCCAACGGGACGACCCCAAACGAGCTATTCCGCGGCTGGATCGCCGGATATCTGGAGGAGCACAAATGACCGGCTACCAGCAGGCAATCCTGATGCTGCTCGGGGTTGATACCGGAGGCAGGTTTTTGGTCCGCTGCATCGACCGCTGGTATATCGATGCTGTCGCGGAGCTGTTTCCGACTGCGCCATACCTCCAGCGGCGCGCAGATGGGAAAAAGGATTACTGGGTCGTAAAGTCTGCACAGGTACATTTGCTCCCGAGCCTTACCGATGTGACGGACTGGCTAGGCTTTTGCCGTGGAGTGGTAGAGCTGCAAGCCTGTCTCGACCGATGGCCACACAAAACAAAACGCGGTGTGCCGATCGCTACACCGCGCCTGCGGATTTACGGGCAACCAGAGCTTTTGATGCAGATTGCCCCGCACCTGCCCGCAGCGCCGAAAAAACTGCAATACTTGCGTACGCAAACTGGAGAGACGTGCGCGCTGTACTACCAGAGCCCTGCGGAGGTTGCTGACATCCTCGACGCGCTGCGAGGCGAGCCATACAACCACACGCTGTGGGATCGCTGGGACAACTTAATGGGAGGGGTATTATGACGGCAGAAGAGTACATAGCCAAACTGGAGAGCCGCTGGCCAAAAAACATCCCGCTGGGGATGCTGCGCGACGCAGTGATCGTCGTCTCCCGCTGGAAGTTGCAGGAGATTAAAGCCGAGCTGCATGGGACAGAGCAATCGCATAACCTTTACGCTGGGCGCCTTTGTGAGTACAAAATAGGGACTGTCGACATGGCAAACTTTGAGGCGCTCGTCCCGGGCTTTGACGCAATCCATTTCGTGGAGGTTGGGGACTACCTTGTCCATCAAGGCAAACTATCGCAAGTCACACGTGTCAACCGTAGCTCAACCGGGCGTGAGGCCTTTGTTGATATCGCGCCCATCGCTGATATCACATACCTTGGATAAAAATACCCGGTGTCCAACTTGGACACCGGGTATTTTATATCATGTTGAGCCTCTTTGCTGTCTGCCGCGCCCTCGTATAAATCCCGGGCAGCCGCCTCGACAGGGTGCTCCGCTCCATGCACAGCTCGACGGCTACGTCGATCTGGGGCGCTTTGCCCACGATGTAGCGGCGCACGATCTCGGCGTCCTGCCTGCTGTATCCGGCCTCGCGTATGACGCGCTCCCACTCGCTTTGCAGCAAACCGGATAGATCCTCTGGGATGTGGACTCTGGCGCTCGCCAATGGCTTCCCTCCTTCCGGGAGGGCGCGGCGGACAGCTTACTTCATCGCCTTCGCAAGCTTTTTCAAGAGGTCGTCACCGTACTTGTATCCGGCGAGATAATCGATCGTGCTATCTGTAAGACCGGCTTTCTGCCGGATGGTCTTCTTCGCCTCCTCGACGGCCTCGTCGACCTTCACGGTGTCGTACTCGACCCACGGGAGCTTGCCGTGCTTCTGCCAATTGCGGGCGTGGTAGCCTGCTTTCGTGCCGATGTTCTGGACGGCGGTGATCTGTGCGCCGTTGTCCCAGATCGGGGTGCACTCGACCGCCAGGCCGTCACCGATGTACATGCCCCAGTGTCCGGGCATCCAGAGGCCTTCGCCGGGGATGAGCTTGTCCCAGCCGATGCCGGACACGGCGTAGCACTTGGCGATCATGCCGTCGGCGGAGACATCCGGAACGCTGTTCGAGGCGTACCTTGCGCCGCCGTAGTAGGCGTTTTTGTTTCCGTTCCAGCCCCAGAGGATGCCCTTCGTGAGATTTACGCAGTCGAAGCCATAGACAACTTTCCCAATCAGACTGCGCAGATACGTGACTCTGCCACCGGTGTACCAGTCCGGATACTGTGCCGATTTCTCGTCAATGATCGTTTCGCTCACGGGGGAACCGAAGCAGCCCCACATGTAGACGGTCTTGTAATTCTTCGCAACGTCAATGTGCCTGCGCACAAGCTCGGATGCTTTCATCATTTCTGTTCGCCCTCCTGCGGCGTACCCGCACTGTCCAGCACGTCCTGCGTCTTCTGGGACTGGGTCCCGAAATAAAACGCGATAATGACAGCGTAGATCGTCATAAAGTCCTGCGAGATTTTGCCCGCGACGGACATGTAGGCGAACACGCCCGTCAGGACCAGTGTGACCAGAGACTTGACGCTGAGTAAATTACCCAGCCTTTTCTTGATGTTATCCATATGTACCCCTTTCATTCTACCGGTTCATTCTTTTTTGCGAATACTCTCTTGAAAGCTAGCAAGCCCAGCTCTGAGACTGCTGCGCCTCCGGCGTAGCCGAGCACGTCGGACAGGTCGACCGACGTACCCAGCTCCGGGTTGCTCCCGACTGCGATAAGGACAGCGATGGTTTTCAGCGCGCACGCCCAGATCAGCACCATCGTCAGGAGCCTGAGCAGATAGATGACGATGGTGCGCGCCATCTCGCCTTTGCTCCACTTGCCTTTTACCCGCATATCTGCCTCCCGTTTTATTGCGCGCTGCTATGCTCGCACTGCGCCTCCAGCTGATGCAAAAACTTTTTTACATCGCCATTTCCGCCCAGCTTGACGTATTTCTGCCCGGCAATCAGGCGCTCGGCCATCGGCATTTCCTCGGACATGATCGTCAGCCGCAGGATTGCAAGGTACTGCTCGTCCTGATGCTCCTGCATTTTCCCGAGCTTTTTGTCGATCTCGGCAAGGTGGGTATCCTGCGTCGTGGCCTTGCCGCGCTTGCGCTGGATGGCTCCAACGATGGAGCGGATGATCTCCGCCAGCGCAGACGAGCCGATCACCGCGCAGATGATGGTAATAATTCCGGTGCTCACATAGTCCTCCTTACTCGACTTTCTTCCAGACTGTCGGGGCGACCGTCGGGGTAAATACATTTCCGTCCATGAGCGACTCATACAGGTTGTCGCCCCACCAGCCGCGCTCGCCCTTTGAAAAGGCTAGCGTGGCGGTGATGGTCTCGGGGATGATCCTGTATCCGTCCCGGTACTGCACGTCCTCCCAGAGGCTGGGCGCGGTCTCCGGCGTGTTCTGCTCGGTGTCCCAGAGGTCGACGGCGGCTTTTTTGATTTTCCCATGCCAGTTGATGCGCGTGCCCGCTTTGACGAGGCTGCCGTCGCCGGTCAGCGTCCCCAGCAGCTCCGGCGCGAGGCTGACAGTCTTGTCGTCCAAAGTGCTTGCCGCCTGTTCGATGTACGGGCGCATTTTCTTTGCCCGTTCTGTGTACGTCATGGCGCTTCCTCCCCAAGTAAGATCTTCGCCGCCGTCTCGGTGTCGATCAGCCGCTCACGCAGCTGCTCCGGGCTTGCCGTCTCGATGTCAAAATTGTCTGTGACAAGCTTGCCAGTTTCCGTGTAGGTGTGCGGCATGCCTTCAACGTCGATGGCCTCATCGTACTCTGCGCCCGTCTCCGCTTGCCGGATGAGATAGCCCGCATCCGAGTACGTCCGGTACAGCTCCACGCCGTCCGTGCGCGTTTTGTAGTGCTCTCTTACGATCATGCTCACACCCCCACAATATGGTCTGCCAACGAGCTCCAGTTTGTCGCCGCTTTCCACGCATCCGCCAGAGAGGCGGGCACTCGGATTTCCAGCTGCGGATGTGTTTCATCGAACGCGTTGACGTTGGCCAGCGTGGGTACGGCGGTACAGTGCGTAAGATCCACAAACCGCAGCGGATAGCATCTCTGAAACACCTGCGCTGGGATGCTCGCGATATCCCCGAGGCATGTCACCCTGCGCAGCGCGTAGTCGCCCTGAAATGCGGCAGCGACAAAGGTTGTAGCGTCCGCTGGGATAGTGACTTCTAACAGAGAGCGGCAGGACGAGAAATCTCCAACTTGCCCGTTGACAGACTTGATGTGGACGCGCTCGAGGGCTTGTGCACTGTAGGCATCACTCATATCAAAATTTATCTGCCGGACTGCTGTATTTGTGATAACATAACCGGGGCTGTGCGTCGTCCCTTTCATGGATGCAATGGCTCGGAGATTGGTGCACTGATAAAATGATTGAATAATCGAAGAACTAAACGACACTGTCACGGCGCGTATATTTGCAGCTTGTTCGAACGTTCTCCACGGTTCGACAAGCACGCCAGATGGGACGGATACACTCTTGAGCCGAACGGCGGCAAAAAATGCACGCTCGGTTACGCGGGATACTCTTTCGCCGATTTCTACCTTTGTAAGCATGGCGCAGCGCCCCATATCAGTCTCGCCGTTTGCAATCAAAAACCTGCTTGCTCCTCCAGCGCCAAGCTGCATCGTCGTACCCTCTTTGACGCTCATCGTGATTACGTATGAGCCGCTGGCTGCGTAGGTGTGTCGGTGCTCAACCCACGAATCAGCATTTTTTGTTTCAGGCGTTGTGCCGTCGCCCCAGTCTACGGTCGTGGCGTTTCTTGGGTCCTGCCAATAATTGAGGACAAAATCGTCCCACGTCTCGGTGTCCACGTCAACGTAGATCCTTGTCTTGCCGTCATCGGTAATGTACAGCGCGCCGATATCGAGCTCACGGTCTGCGTCCTTGATGTCCTGTAGTGTCCAGTTCCAGCCCTGACAGATGAGTCCGTCGTGCGAGGGAAGGGGTGGAAGCTCTGTCTTTGTGGTCAGCTCGGCGAGTGTCCAACTGTAAAGAAGCGTCCCGTCGTAGTCCCAGAAATTGATGTCCGACTCCTTGGGCGGGGTAGTATCTAACGTGCCGGTGATCCTCGCGCCCGAAGCGTCGTGCGCCGTCACGCCGGATTTGAGCGTCGCGGGGGTGACAGTGTCCTCGGTCAGGTCGATGAGCGTTTTCCCGGCGTACACGACCTTGCTCTTTGTGGGCTCACCTCCGGAAATCTCAGGTGCCGCCATACGCTCACGCTCCTGCCTTCTTGCCGATGGTGACGGTCACGCCGCCAGCAGCGTTTGGCGTTTCGTTGTAGTAGATGGCCGCCACGTCGACCTGCGACATGTAATCGTAGCCGGGGTCCGGCAAAATCGTCTGCGCGGTCGTCAGCGGCTCGACGGACTTCGTCTGCGCCTTGATGGCCTCGCCGCTGTACGTGCCCGTCACGCCGAGAATCGTCACGCCCGCCTTGATGTTCCCGGCAATGATCTTTGCGGCCTCTGTGGGGTCGATGGCGACTTTGCCGCTTCCGTCGTGGTATCCGATGGGGACGATGTACTCGCCCTTGACCGTCGTGATCTTCGCGGCCACCGCGCCGTTGTTCGGCATTTCGCCCGTAATCATCGAGCCTCTTGCGCCTGCCGTCTTGCCGAAGAGGATTTCCGAGGCCTTGACGGTCGCGCCGGACGTGTCGAGGTCAAATTCGCACGTGCCGGTATGCAGCTCGCCGTCCGCGCCGTGGTATTTAAAGCCAAGCAGGACTTTGCCGGGCTCTACCGTGTCGGCGGTCAGGTCTAACAGCACCTCGCCGCCATAGATAAATTTACTTCTGCCCAAAATTTACACCTCCGATGCAATGTAGACCGTCGTGCCGGTCTCGTTGGATACCTCATAGTATGGGACTTTTGTGACGGTCACATCGTCCGCCAGCAGCTTGTTTTTCGTCGGCAAAACAACCGGCTCAAATGCCTTCGGCACGACCTCGTAGTCCCCTTCATACGCCTCGCCGCCCTGATAGACCACCTTTGCGGGCTCAATCCGCATCCGAATCTCCGGCTGCGTAAGCACCATTTTAAGCATACCCCGCCTCCTTGAGAAGCTCCTTGACCGGCTGCGAGACGATATCCGCGGCCTGCGGGTTGCCATCGCCGTCCGTGAGCGCCAGCTGGAGGCGCGCGCTCTTGCCGGAGTCCAGCTGCATCGCGTCGGCAAGGGGGACCGTGACGAGCAGGTGCGTCTCGTCGACGACCGCCGGCACGTACTCAAAAAACAACGCGCCCTGCCGCAGCCAGAACTGGAGGTTCGTCGCCTTGGTCAGGTCCGCGCCGACCACCTCGACCGATAAAGCATTTTTGATCTTTTCGCGCATCAATCACCGCCCCCATCCGTAAATGTCACAAAAGGCTCGAGCCGCTTGATGTCTGCCGCCGAGAGCTTCAGATCGAGAGCGAGGCTCAGCTGGATCGGCTGGACGGTGTCAAAGTCTGACACGTCGAAATCATTGAGCTCGTCCTCAAACTTTCCCTTGGCCAGCTCCGCGCCGTAAAACTCCAGATGCGGGTTTACGCGCGTTGCCAGCATTGCGACCTTGTAAGCCTGCCGGAGCGGCAAGTCCTGGTTGACCAGCTTTTGCAGCGGCTGCGCTGCAAGTACAATGTCATATAATCTCATTATTGTCCTCCTTATCCGACGACCGTGCCGTTGACGGTCAGTTTACCGCTGGAGTTGCAGGCCAGTGTGCAGAAGCGGTATGCGCTATAGTAGATCACGACGCTCGATGCGAGGAGCTTGACCGTGGCCGAGCTCGTGCCGATGGAAAAACCGGCGCTCGATGGCGTGAGGGTGTTGCTGCTCAGCTTGAGCGTATAGCTGCCGCTTTTGAGCTGAGATGCCGCCGCATCCGCCCACTTGACAGCGTAATTCGTCGAGCTGCTTTTTGTGAGCACCTGATCGGCTGAGCCGCCGGTCGGCAGCGGGTTCGACGGGGTCGTCCACTTGACGGAATAATTCGTCGAGCCGCTTTTGGTAAGCACCTGCCCGTCAGAGCCGCCGGTCGGCAGAGAACTCGGCGCGTCCGCCCACGCCGCATCGTAATTGGTGGCGCTGCTCTTTTTGAGGTACTGGCCGGATGTGCCGCCCGTGGGAAGCGCGCCGATGCTGCCCCACTCGAGATCGTAGTTGGCGGCACTCTTTTTGCGCAGCACCTGCCCAAGGGAGCCGCCGGGAGGAACGCCCTTGATGTCACCCCACTTGACAGCGTAATCGGTCGCACCGTCTTTTAAAAGTACCTGCCCGTTTGTACCGCCGGTCGGGACGTCGCGGGAGATAGAGCCCCACTCGAGATCATAGGCCGTGCTGCTCTTTTTGCGGAGCACCTGGCCAGTGGTGCCGCCTGCGGGGACTTGGTGGATGGTGCCCCATTTGACGGTGTAGTCGGTCGTGCCGTCCTTGGTAAGCACTTGGCCGTCCGTGCCGCCTGCGGGAAGCTCGTGCGAGCCTTCGCCGCCTCCGCTTGGGTTGCCGACGGCGTAGGCCACGACGTAGGTCCCGGACTCGGAATCCAGCATGACGCGGTCGCCGACGGCAAGCTTTGCCGACGTGTTGCATTTGTAGTGCTTGTCGGTTGCCTCTTCCTGCCCGTCGAAGATGAGCGTCACGCCGTCCTCAAAAATCTCCGCAATGGTCGCCATGCGAATTTCTACGCTTTCCTGCTGCTCTACGGCAGTTGTCGTTTCGTCCATTATGCGATCACCGTCCTTTTCGCTGTGTGCGTCATCAGCTCGCCGGGGCTTAATCTCAGCTGCCATCCGGTCTCCTCGTAGATTCCGCCGAATTCCGGCGCATCGATGCTCAGAACGTCGCCCACGCCGTGTCCACCCTCCGGCAGGCCGTAGAACGTGATCGTCCGGGTGCCGAGCTGGGACCGGAAGCAAAGATCGTCCACATACGCTTGCAGTGCCTCCTGCGAAGCGATGTTATCGACCTTGACCACCTGTGTGATGCGCTGCCCGCGCTTAAAAATGGAGATGGAGCTCGACGGGCTGTTATTCTCGGCTCTGGCCACCAAAGGAGCCTCCAAGTCCGGATTGCTGCAAATGGCCACGAAGACGTTCGGCGCGTCGAAGATGTCCTGCTCCTGCGACATATCGCGCGAGACGGGAGCCAGCAGCCGGATATCAGTGCTCGAATACCGCCAGCGGATATTTGCCGCATTTGGTGTTGCCTTTGGCTCCAGATGCCCGATGCCGCTGCCATCGAACCAGACGGGCTTGTAGTTGATCTCGCCCAGCAGTTGGTTGCAGATCGTGAGATAGTCCGTGCCCTCCTGCCAGTCTTCGCGGTCGGTCTGGAGGGTTTCGCTCGTGGGGGTGGCGATCACAAGGCCTATACCGGCCTGCGTCATGAGCTGCTGCACGGCGGTAATGTAATTTGTCCCGGCGGCGAGGTGCAAAATGCCCTCCGTCTTGATCGTCTGGATCATCCAACTGCGGTCGTACGCGTCCAGCCGGAGGAAGTGCCCCTGCGCGCTGACGGTGTCCGAGTACGTCGTGATGCGGTACACGCCCAAGGGGTACTCTTGCCCGTCAAGCTCCAGCACAGGCTGGAGCTCGTCGGAAAGATACTCGATATCTGGGTTGTGCATAAATGTTCCGCCGAGGCTTCCCATGATGTTTCCGGACGCGTCGACGAGCACGTCGGGCGCGGAATCCTTTAGCCAGCGCAGCTCCGAGAACTTCGCGCCGCGCCGCAGCACATCCACGCGGTAAGATACCTTGTGCGTCATAGCGTCACCTCGTCGTCATAGTCGATTTGCTCGACGGTGAAATTAAAGACGTTCAAAAAGCCGTCGTGCTGCTTCGGCAGGCTCGTGATGTAGCCGATGACCATGTCGCCCTGCGGCGTCTTGGCGCAGACGAGCTTGCCCACAAGCCCCATGAGCTGCCTGATCTCGCCCTCATCGAGCAGCGCCGCCGTGATGCTGAGCGAGTCCGTGCCGGAGTCGACCTCGACCGCGACGGGATAATACGCGCCGGAGAGCTGCAAGAGCTCGACCTGCCGGGAAAGTGTCCGCGTGGTCTGCCGGTGCTGGCTATCCGAGTATGGGAGTCTCAAGGTCTGGCCGGTGTCCAAGTCTGACACCTGATGCACCTCCGCGCGAACGTCGACCGTGACCGCCGAAGACAGGCCGTAGTTGCTGGAGTCTGCGTAGCAGCCGCGCACCTGATACGTCGTGCTGCCGGAAGACAGCTCGTCGGTGTACTGCGTCTGGGTGAGCTTTGCGATCGGCTTTTCGTTTCGGTACACAAGATAAAAGTCATAGTTGCCGGAGGTCTGCCAGCTGAGGTCCGCGACGCTGGAGGCTTGCACGGTCAGCGTGATGCTCGCGCCCGGCGTGTTGGTGACAGGCAAAGCCGCCGCGCCCCAGTCGGACCACATGCCATATTGATTTTGCACGCGCACGCGCACCGTGTGGCTGCCGTCCGCAAGATACGCGGGGCTCGTCCATGTCTTTTCCGTGCCGTAGTGCGTGCCGCCCGAGAGCTTGCCGTCCAGCTCGACCTGGTACGCCTCCTGCTCGGAGGTCTGCCAGCTGATGGATGGGCGCGGACCCGTGCTCTTGATCTGGATACTCGGAGCCGTCGGCGCGGCAATCACAACGATCTGTGCCGCCTCGCTCCACTCGCCCGCAACGTTATCCGTGTTATACGTCCGGACGCGCCAAAACTTTACGGAGGTCGTTAGCGTTCCTGCGGGACAAAGCCACTGCGTTTCCGCACCGGTGACGGTTGCAAGTGTTTCCCACGTGCTCCCGTCCGCGCTCTTTTGTAGATCAGCTTTGCTCTGGGCGGTGTTGGTTTCGATGATGTGTGCCCACTGGAAAAGCGTGGTAGTTGTTCCATCGACAACGGTGCTCTGCGGAGACAATACCTTCGCCGTCGGGATTGCTTCCACGGTCGATAATGTGCGCCAGACAGAGGTTGCGGTAAAGCCGCCCTCAATGGTTGATACGACTTGCCACTGGATTTCATCGGATGCGAATGTGCCGCTAGGAACGGTTAAACTTGTGGATGCGCCAGCAACGTTGATTGTGTTGATTGCACCAGTAGCGCCAGCTCGCCAACGAAAGGTTGCGGAGGTTTGGGGCAATGTTGCTTGCGATATTTTCCACGAAAACACTGTGGGAGCGTATTTGGGAACGTATCCGGATGCAGGGGCTTCTCCGGTAATATGTGGGGCGAGACAATCAAAGTCCTTCCACTCAGATGTGTTGGTAATGCCGCTAGAAGATGTGATACTGACCCTGACGGATATCTTGCCGACTGGGAAGGTGCCAGCTGGGACAGCACATCGGGTTGTACTGCTTGCAGTGATACTATGGACCGTAGCACCTCCGTCCGCCGTCCATTGAAGGATAGCAGACACAGGCTTTACCTCGGTGAAAGAGTAGCCTGTCGGGGATGGTGTCCACTTAAAGGAGGAAGATCCAGCCGCGAAGACCCCCCATTCTGCGGCAAGGTTCTTGGCCTGTATGGAGACGTCCGCGTCACTGAGCCGTAGCTCGATATACGGTTTTTTCGAATGCCTGGTAGTCGCAAGCACGAGGTTGTCACTACCGTCAGCCAGAAGGCCATACGCTAAAATGTTGCGAATCGTTCCGATGTACCCTTCCGGGTAGCAGGTCAGATATGCTGGTACATCGTCGCGATAGACTGTCGATTCTTCGATGCTTTTTCTGCTCGGGGCAGTGTAGTCGGTAACAGTGTCCGGGTCGAATGGTTCAGTCAGTTCGCTGAATTCGATTTTGCCCTTTGCACCGGAATACGAGTAATTGAGCCCGGTGCAATAGACATACGGAGTCAGATTTATGATATCCCGGTACTGGTACGCCTCCGGAACTCCGTCAAACTGGATATAAAGGTCTTCGCCCTCGCCGTACTTGACTGTCGTACTGGTATTAAATGTTTCGTTTGGCGCAGCGTAACTGCACCCGGCAGATGCTACGCCGTAGAGCTTTAATACAGTTTCAGCCACCTCACGTCACCCCCATTCTGGCCACTCGTCTCTGGTTTTTCATGCGGCGGATGAAGTCGTCGATCTCGCGGATTTCATTTGCCTGCACGATAAAGTTGTAGGTATCGCCGCCGGAGAGGCTGCGGCCTTCCTGGTTCGTGCCAATGCGCGAGCCCTGCGGCAGCCAGACAGGCTCGGGGCCGTTCTCGCCGACCCACGTCACACCGCCGATGAAGTTGTCCGTGCCGGCTGCGTTCTGATGCCACTTGCCGTCGGCTCCCATATAGCCGCCCGTGCCCGTGTAGCCCATGCCGGAGACGTAGCTCGAGCCGCTGGACAGTGCGCCTTTGTATTGCAGCTGCTGCATGTTGCTTAACTGCCCGCTGGACATGTTAAGACCCAGCGCCGTCTTGATCTTGTCGCCGTTGAGCGTCAACAGGCCGACAAGCAAATTTGTCGTGTCCGCGATCAAGGCCATCGTCGTTGCGACCGGCTTGAGCGCTGCGTCAAGCGCCGGAAGCACAGCGACGGTCAGGTCGCCCAGCGGCTCCAAGATCTGCGTGGCAGAGCTCAGGATGCTGCCGAATTTGTCCACAACGCCAGACTCCACAAACGCCTTGCCGATTTTTTGGATAAAATCTGCCGTGTCGCCCAGCGCCTCGGTCATATACGGCGCGTACTCGGCGGAGATCTGCTTCGTGACGGCCTCCTGCGTTTTTAGGAGCTTCTGCTGCGCAGCGTCCGTTGCTGCGAGCGCTTCGACTGCCTCGTTATCCAGCACGTAGCCCATCTCATGCGCTTCGTCGGTGTACTTTTTGAGTCCTTCGCTGCCCACCTCAATCAGAGGGTTCAGTTCCTGCGCGGATTCCGACATCAGATCCATCGCCAGCGCGTCGCGCTGCGCCTGGTTGTGCATGTTTCCGAGCGAGTCAATGACGTCATAAAAGACAGCATCTGCGCTGCGGAGGTTCCCGTCTGTATCTTCGAGTTTGACGCCAAGCGTTTCAAACGCCTTTGCCGTGTCCTCCGAGCCGTTCTGCGCCTCCTGCATCTTGTTTGTGATTTCCTTGAGAGAGTCCTTGACCCGGTCATAGGAAACGCCGATCATGTCGGAGGCGTACTGAAATTCCTGAATCTGCTCGGTACTCTGTCCGGTCACACTGGCAAGCGTCTTGATTTCCTTCGCGTAAGCGGCAGATTCCTTTGTGATGGACATCAGCTGCTTCTCGACCTTGACGCCTGCCGCAACCAGGGCAGCAAAACCACCGACTGCCGCCGCCGTTCCGGCGTTGATGCCGTTGAGAGAGTTCAGTGCCTTCGTCGCGCCCTCGGGCAGGTTGATACCCAACTTATCCGCCGCGCCGCCGATCGCGTCGCCAAGACCGACGGCCTCGCCCTTGCTGCCTGCAAAGGATTCCTTGAGGTTGGCAAAAACGCCCTTCGCGCCCGTGCCCTCCTCCTTGGCCTTCGCGACGGAATCTTTGACCTTATCCATCGCCTGCTGGAATTTCGAGCCGCTCGCGCCAGCCTTGTCGAGCTCGGCGTTGTTCTCTTCCAGCGCGTCTTTCATCTTATAGAGCTCGGCCTCGGCGTTGTTGAGCTTGGTCTGCCAGACAGCTGTCTGGTCGGCGGCCTTCTGTACCTGCTCAGACATGTCCTTATACTCTTTGCTTCCGGCGTCGAGTGTGCTGGCCGTCTCGTCGAAGGTTTTCTGCGCCTTCTCCTGAATCGACTGCGCCTCTGCGACGGCCTTTTTAAGGGTGTCGACGCGCTTCTGCTGGGCATCAACTTTCTTGCTCAAAACCTCGCTCTTGGCGCTCAGCGCCTCCATACTGTCTCCGTTCTCGGAGAATTTCGCGGAAAGCAGGTTCATTTCAGACCCAAGCTCTCGGAACGATTTGTCTATACTGCTCAGTGCCGCACGGTATTCCGCCTCGCCGTCGAGCTTGATTTTTGTGTTAATGCCGGGCGTTGCCATCAGCCGCCACCTCCCATCAGGTACTGTGCCAGCGACAAGCGCGCAGGCTGCTCTGGCGCATTACGCGCACACCGGCTCGGCGTGGCCATGGAGGAGAAATACTCTCTGTAGATAGCCATGCACCGCGCCGGTGTCATCCTGCGCCAAAAGACGGTCTCGTCGTTTTTCAGCACATTTACCCAGATATTCAAGTACCAGGCGAAGTTGATACCGCCGCTTCTTCCTGCCTGGTCTCCGCGTTTTTTTCGTCTGCCGAGCTGTTCTCAGCCTCTGCGTCCCGGACAGCGAGGATCGCCATGCGCATCACGTCCGGCGCGAGCCGGTTAACCGTGCCCAGAGACAAGCGTCTTCCGAGCTGTTTTTCCGTGTACCGGATGGCGAAGCCGTCTGCGTCAACGTAACGCATTTCGTCGGCATAGTCGTTGAGCATCGCGGCCAGCAGCTGCAAGACGGACTTGAGCGTCCGCTTAAGGGAGAGGATGGGGCTAAAGTCGCCGCCGTTGATCTCCTGCACCTCTGCCAGCACGTTGTTGTTGCACCGAAGCACCCAGTCGCGCCCGTCAAAGCGCCACGCGACCTCGCGCGGCTTGATATCCTCCATGCTTAACCTCCTGCCACGTCTGTGGCGGCCGTTTTAAAAACCTCGTCGCACCAGGCCTTGGCGTCGGCTTCGCTGTCAAGCGTCGCGACCTCCAGAAGATCTCCCAGATCGTCAATCAGGAACTCTCCGGATGTCGTCGGCGTCTGGAAGGTGATGTTGTCGCCGAGCGTCTGGAAGTTCGTCGCGGGCGGGCCAAAGAGCACCTTCCGGACGAAGACCGCCGTGAACTTCTCGACGCCGTCGATCATGTCCGGCGCGTAGAAGCTCCATCCGACATACTGACCTGTGGACTTCTTGCCGAAGGTCAGGCTCTTGACGGGCGAACCCGAGATTCCGGACACGGTGCGCTGCTTTTCGTAAGCGCGGAACATGAGCTTCTGCGCCGCCGTCGGGATGTACTTAACGCCGGCTGTTGCCGTGCCGCCAGTTGCCTTTTTCATGTACTCGGCGAGCGTGGACTCGGCGTAGAGCCGCCCCTCGGCAAAGCGCAGGTCGAGCACGACCGTCATCGCGTCGCCCATCGAGATTGCGTCGCCGTATTCCGTGCCTTCACCGGTTGTTTTTTTCTTGTACTCTGCGACTTGCAGGTATCTCAAATCAAATGCAGGCATGATTGCCTCCTTTCATCGATTGCTGTTGATAATTTCTGCTGCCTTGTCGGTCATGGCCTTATTCGCGCGGTCCCACGTGGATTTGACCGCGTTAGACCAATAGTAGTCGGCCTTGATCTTGCCGCCCGTGCGGCGGCCGTAGTTGAGGACAAAGCCCTTGACGGCGTATTTCTGCTGCCGTGAATCCTTGCCGGATATCGTGACGTACATGTACGGCACGCCCTTTTTGTCACGTGAGACCTTGCGCGCCTTTGTAAAGTGCCGCAAGGTCTCGCCAGTCCGGCGGGGTTTGGTATTCTGGTGCCCGGCCTCAATAAAGGCGGAGTGGACGCTTTTGTACATCTCCTCCACGCCGACCGACAAAATCGCCTGAAGGTTGTCGTCGGTAAAAAGGTTGGCTTGGTTCAGCTGCCGGATGGCCTCCTGGATGCCGTCCAGTGCGATTTTTGTATCGAGCTGCGCCATCAGATCACCTCGCAAGGGATGTCGGAATAATACGTCATGGTCTCCTCGTCAAAGGACTGCTCGCTTTGCCCGACGGCGATGTGCGCCGCCGCCAGCGCTTGCAGCACCTCCGCGGTCAGCGTGTCGCCCTCGGTCTGCGTGGCCACGGTGACAACACACAGGCCGACCGTTGCAAAGGGTATCCCGTCTGCGTTCACGCTGCGCGTGCCGGTCGGCGTCCAGACGAGGTAGCGCGTGAGCGGCGAGCCGTCCGGCGCGTGCTCCGGAGCCTGCACCTTATACACAGCGCCGGGGAGCACGGTCTCGAGCGCCTGCTCAATCTTGGAGTATTTCATATTTGCCCTCCGGTTCTGCCAAGCTCAGCGTCGTGATCGGCAGGCCGTCGGAGTCATAGCCCCGCTGCGCCTGGTCGATGCGGTAAATGTGATCGTCCTCAAGCACCACGTACTGCTCTGCTTTGATGTCCTCGCCGCCGAAGACGCGGGGGATGCTGACCATCCGGGTAAGCTGCACACCGGCTTGCTTCCCGGCATAAAATCGGGCAGCGTAGACCTCCCGCTCACAGTAAAAGTGGCTCGAGGCGATACGCAGGCGGCGCTGGAGGGGAGACGAGGCCGGGAGCAGGTCGCAGACCGTGCACACCTTGTCATAGATCATCCCGTGCCGCCTCCCATCTTCTGCTTTGCGAGCTTGTCGTTGAGCATCCGGCGCAGATACGTCGGCAGCTGCTTTTCCTCGGCGTTCGCGCGCGCCTTATACATCCAGCCGCCGACCATCGCCGTCAGCATGTCGTCCGCGTCGCAGTCCGGCTGGAGCGCAACGCCGCGCGTCGTGATAAAATCAGCGGCCTGCGTCAGGATACCCCGCAGATACGTCTCCTGCTGCTCGGTTGCGCGCAGGATACCGAGATCCACCATCATGTAGGCCAGCTGGGCGTCCAGTGACATAGGCCGCCTCCTTTCCTTAGCCCGCCTTCGCGGTCACGCTGCCGGAGCCGGCTGCAACCGCGCGGCCATTGCCATCGACCTCAACCACGGTAATGGTCTGGCCGGTCGTGCCGTCGACGGTCTTATTCGCGGGCAGTTCTGTCCAGAGCTTATCAAGCGTCTCGCCGTTTGCGACTGCGATCGCCTGACCGGCGGTCTGGTACTTGAGCTTGCCGGAGCCGTTGCCGGCGACGGTCACAACGCTCTTGCCGTTTGCAGAGCCCGCGGCAGTGGTCACGATCAGGGTGCCGATCTTGCTGTTTGCGTAGTCCGGCGCGAAGGAAATGCTGGTCGTCGGCGCGGTGTTGTGGAAGTTTACCATGACAAATGCCTCGCCGCGTGCGGGCTTTCCGTCGTAACGGCCGATGGAGCGGTACACGGTCATGTTGCGCAGGAAGAGCGGAATGTCCGAAGCCGCAATCGCCATGCCCTCGCGTTCAGCCATGCGCATGAGGCTGCCGAAGCCGCCTGCGATGTCGTTGTCGGCCATGAATTCCAGCTCGACGATATCGCCGCCGACGATCGGGAAGGTGTTGTTGATACCGGCCGTAATAGCTGCTGCCGCGTTGAAAGCCAGTGCCTTCGACATCAGGCGGATGTGTGTCTTGCGGTTCATCACCCAGAACACCCGGCCGTCGGAGTACTTCGGGTCTGCAACGCCAAGCGCTTCGATCAGCGTGCCGAAGAAAGCGGCGCCGGAGGTCGTGTCGATGTCCAGTTTGAGGATGTGGCTGGTATGCAGGTCGGTGAAGTCGCCCTGATCGTTGCTCCACCACGTGGGAGTCGTCGCCGCAGCGAGGCGGGTGACAAAGCCGACCGGCATTTTCTTGCCCGTACCGTAGACGATAGCCTTATCCAGCGCGCGAGCGTTCGCTTCGCCCATGGCGTTCAGGATGCTGGTCAGCAGCTGAAGGTCTGCGTCATCCTGAAGGACAGCGTTGGAGATGGCCATGTAGCCTGCCAGCATATATCCGTCCATTTCGAGCTGCGTAAAGTCGAGCGAAATTTCGTTGATGTTCGCCAGCATTTCCGTCCAGACGGCCTCCGCGCCCGTGCCGACGATATTCTGACGGGAATAGCCGCGAATCGCTTCGCTGTGCACATACGGCCAAAGCTTGGAATTCTGATAGGTCAGGTCGCGCAGAATCTGCATGTACTCGGTTGGGATACCGAGCTCTGCGCCGGTCGCGCTGTTCTGCTGCTCGCGAAGTGCGCGGAAGCGCTGAAGGAATTCACGCGTGGTGTCCTTTGCGAGAAGCGCGTCGCGCTCGGCGTAGGTGAGGCCGAACCAGCGGCGCTCGGTGGTGTTGTTCATGGGTACAAGGCTCCTTTCGTGGTGATCGTTGTTTCTGGTGTCAGAGTTGGACACCGTGGGTGTTGCCGGGGGCGGGGTCTGCTCGGCCTCCAGCCGGGCAATTTCTGCGCTGCGAGTGTCGATCTCGCCCTGGATGCGGGCAATCTCGGCGGCATTCGCGCTGCGCTCCTGCTCAAAGGTATCCACAGCCGAGGATACAGCGTTGCGCTCCTCGTCGGTGCTCGTCTCAGTGATCTCGCCGAGCGCCTGGCGAAGCTGCTCTTCTCTCGCGGCAAAGCCGTCTCTCGTCTGCTCCAGCGGTCTCAGCTGGGCGCGGAGCGCCGTGATCTCGCTGTTCAGGACTAAAACTCTAAGTGCTGCCATTTATGGGTTTCCTCCTAACTTCTTGTTCATTTCTGCGCGCCACGTTTCCAGGCGGCGCTTTTCGATTGCCTCAAAATCCCGCTTCCGGGCGCTGACGGAAGTCTGCTCATACGCCGGGAAGGTGCAGACGCTGACCTCATACAGCGGGTCGACCTCTTCGATCTCCCAGCGGTACTTTCCGTTTCCGAGGTCGCGGAAGGTCTCACTCTTGATGGCAAAGCCAAACGAGCACTGGTCGACGTCTCCGCGCTGGACTCTGGCGTACAAGTTCATCGCGTCCACATCGTCCCGGTTAATGCGCACCGAGCCCCAAAGGCCGCGCTCGTCCTGCTTGAGGGTCAGCGTGCCGGATTTCGTCCGGCCGAGGACTAAACTTGTGTCGTGATTGATGAGCGCGCGAATGTCGCCCGAAATGGAGTTTGTAAACGCGCCGGGCTTGATGATCTCGCTCACGTCGTCCCACAAAGGGTACTCCGAGTTAAAGACCGCAAAGTAGCCCTCAATGTAGAGGTCGCTCTCGGCCTCGCGCGTCTGAAACGCCTGCGGGATGCAGCGCACCTGACGCTGCTGTCTATTCTGTTCCACCGTCTCCACCTCCTCCTTGTGTAAGCTTTTTCTGGTCTGCGATCATGTCGCGCGGGATGTAGTTTTCCAAAATGACGAGCTCGTTGAGCCCTTCCTTCGGACTGAGGCCGACCCAGTCGCGCACCTCGTTGCCGGTCATGAGGCCGCGCACGTAGAGGTTGGATGCTACGTCCGCAAGCTCCTTTGTGCTGTAGCTGTAGAGTCTGCGTGTCGACATCGTAAAATAGAGGTCGGTCGCATAGAGGAGCTTGCGCGTCAGCTCCTGGCAGATGATGTTCGCGATCGTCGTGGCGGTCGTCTTGATCATGTGGTTGTGCTCGTTATCCGAGTATGTGCCCACGCCTAGCATGAAGGGGGTCACGCCGACGAGCGCGGCCACGGCCTTTTTGTCGAGCTCCACGCCATCTTTGATGGCCAAATCCGAGAGGCTCAGGGGCTTGACCTGCTGCACGTCCATGAGGTCAGCCGGGACGATCCACGGTTCGCCGGCGCTCGAGCCCGTGATGTAGTCGTCGATCAGACGGCGGCGGCCTGCCGGGTCGGAGAATTCGTCCGCCAGCGCGTCGACCTTGACAATGACGCTCGGCTTCCATTTGTCCGACATAAAGCCCTTCTTCGTCGCCTGCTCCTGCCGGAGCGAGTTGACCACGTCAAGAAGGCTCATCCGGAGCCCGAGCCCCTGCCACGGGTGGTCGGGGTCTACCCAACGCCGGAACTGCAAGACCGTCTCGGGGTCATATTGCTGGCCGCGCCAGCTGATGTAGACCGTCTGACCTTCGTCCGGGCTCATCGCCTGCGCGCCCGGCATGGGGACCAAATCGCGAAGAAGGCCGTCCCGCGTGACCGGGAGGAAGAAGGCCGTGCCGCTGGCGCTTGTGAGCATTGCCCAGACGATGGCAGAAATCAAATCCTTGCGCGTGCCGAAGCTCCACGGCGAGATGTCCATAAACCGGGAGAGCGCGTTTCTGACGCGCACGTCGCCGTCCGGCGTGTTCTGCATGAGCTGGATGGTCGCGTTCGATACGATGTCGGCCAGCCCGCCGATCGCGGCCAGCACGTCCGGACTGTCCGCAAGCCTGCAATAGCCCGGCACGCCCAGCGTGTCCTGATCGACCGCGCCGATCACAAATTTTCGCAGCGCGTCGTCCTGCGCGGATCTGCGCTGCAC